GACTTCGTCATCCAGATCTTCTGTGGCTCGCTGATGGTGCCAGCAAAACAGCGACGCTGTTCGAAGTACGACACCGCGCCTGGGTAGTTGCTGGCGCTGGTGAATTCGTTGTCGTAGATGGGAGGAGTAATCGACAGATCCGGCGCGATGTTGTTGTCAACGATGCTCGTGCCAGTCGTGCTTCCAATGTATCCATACAGACCACCCAGCAGTTTGTAGACGCGATACCGTGCGGCACCAGCGACAGCCGTCCACGAGATCGTGTTGGTCGCGCCGGTCACATAGATGTTGTTCGTCACAGATGCCACGCTCGATTGCACAGACTCGCCGATCTCGTCGGATGTCACGGCAGTCACCACATAACTCATCGTCTCGTATGTGTCGGCGTTGACTGATGCGGATGCTGGGATGTAGCGCGTCGCAGTCACGCCAGTGGGCGCGGCGATCGGTGCGCCAAAGTTGATGGTGGTTAGGGTCCAGTTGGTTGCGCCCAGGCGGCGCAGTTCACGCGGCGCGTAGTTCGGGTGGACCAGCGTCATCACATCGGCAGACTGCACATAGTGAATGTCAAACAGGTCGGCCTCGGCGTACGGGTTTGCGATCTCGTAAGGCACGCCACCAGACATCAGGGTTGCGCCCTGTGTGTGAAATCGAATGTAGCCAGCGCCCAGTTCGATCACCATGGTCTGCGTGGTCGAGTAGGTGAACGGGATCAATCGCGTGCGCTTGGTGCTGTCTTTGACTGCACGCACGAACGCAGTGCCTGGCCGGTTCTCGGCTGGGCCTTGCGGCGTTGCGATGAAGTTTTTCATCGTGGCCGCGCCGGTCTGATATTTCACATCATCGATGCGGCCAAACATCTCTGGCGACATCTCGCCGCCAGCAAACGAGCGTTGCAGTGTGCGTACATTCGGCATGCTTATCTCCCTGCGATCCAGGGCACGATTTGCTCTGGCTTGATCTTGCGTGCGTTGGAGTCAGCCTCCATGGCCTTGCCCAGGTACAGCGTAGTCATGGCCACGCATCGCTTGGCCTCTGCGGCACCCTGGTCGCCCTTGATCACAGGGCCAGCCAGCATCGATGCCAGGTGCCACGACAGCGTGATCGTGAACAGCGGAGAGAACTTGGTCGGATCAGTGATCTTTGCGTGGTAGCGAATAACCGCCTGCTTCTGGTTGGTCAGAATGATCTCAGATCCATCGGCGGCAGTTTCGACTGCAAACTTCTGCGGCACATACTGTCCAGCGGCCACAGACGGCGAATAGTTGGTGTAGAAGTCCGGGTAGGTTTCCGGCGTAAAGTGGGTGCTGTAATCGTCCTTGGCCTCGGGCGGAAGAATCGCGATGATGTCGGATGCATCGCCAGGCATGGCGTATGCGTACTCCCACATCGGCCAGGTGTTCTCGACCTCTGCGCCGTATGCGCGTTTGGTCGCAAAGGACCAACTGTGCATCTCGAGCAGAGTGTCTCGTGCAATGGGGTAAAAGCGTTGGCAGTGCTCTGCCTGCGCAGATCCCTCGGGTGGGTCAATGATTGCGATGGTGGCGTTGTCGCCGAGGTGCGCCAGCGCAAGGTTACAGATGTCGACAACTGATGCCATCATGGCCTCCTAATGTGAAAAGGGGGCCGTGGTTTCCCAGCGGCCCCCCGTGACTTACGGCTTCCGATCAGGAAGGATTACACGGAGCCTTCGACCGACTCGCGCTTGGCCTTCGGCGTCCACTTCTTTTTCTCAGAAGCATCGGCCTTGACCTCGTTGCCTTCGTCATCGACGGGCACTAGAGCGGCACCAGGAGGGCCGTCATAGTCAACAATGTCGCCATCGTTGCGAAGACCGTTGTTGACGAAGCAGGGCGCGATTACTCGGTACTTAGGCATGTGCAATTCTCCTTATCAGACCACAGTGAAGCCAGAAGCGTAGAACTTCTTGCCGTCCTGAACATCCATCACGATGTCAGCGGTAACTTTACCAGCCGAATTCGTGCCAGACACAGTGTAGCGAGCGCCGAGGTAACGCTTGCCGAGCGAAGCGATCTGCGGGTTTAGACGCACGGCAACATTCTTGCCAAGAGTCAGATCAGCAGTCACGATCGCGCCGGAAGCGCCGATCACCACGACATTGCTCGACAGAGCGGCGTTGTCAGCGATGATCACTTCGAAGTTGGTAGAGGTACCACCAGCGAAGGCTTCGGTCATTGCGAAGTTCATGTAGAGGTCGCCACCTTCACCGATGTCGCGAGCGACAGACAGGTCGACAGTATCAGTCGACACAGCGGTGGTGGTTACGGCCTGAGCGTCAGAGACGCGGAGCAATTTATCGGTAATCATGGTTTTATCCTTTCAGGGTTGAGTTGACCAATTAAGAAATGGCCGCTTCAGTGTTGAGCAGAGCATCAACACGACGGAGCGGAACGCCCAGGAAGGACAGCCAAGAGTAAGGCATACCGAACTGGCTCAAGCCTTCGTTGATCTTCAGCACATACTGGCTCTTGTCCAGTGCCGCGATCGACAGACCAGAGTGGACAGTGCGGTTCATGTAGAACGCGGCACGACCCATGGCCATGTTGGGGATGCGGTACAGAGCACGAGCCATCAGTTTGATGATCGCGGTTGCGGCGCTAGGAGCCTGGGTGCCAGTCTGAGCGATCAGGTCGGACACATCGATGTTTGCGATGCGCACGACATAACGCCAGTCTTTCACGACCAGACCGTTCTTCCACTGGTAACGAGTAGCCAGGGCTTGCATGCGAGTGCCGTCGCTGTTGTAGACGGTTTGCTCGCCGAGGTCTTCATGAATCAGACCAGCCTTGGAACCCTTCGGGAACGGGCAGTACACAGTGTTGTCGCCCCACACCACGAGGTAGATCGAGGTGTTGTCAGAGCCAGAACCACCAGCCTTCAGAATGTTCTGACCGTTGGCGGCAGTGCTGTCGCTGTAGCGAGCGGCCAAGCCAAGGAACTGCTTCGGGTCAACGCCAGGGTTGCCGTAAAACAGAGTCGTTGCTTGGGTTTGGTTCATCGCCTCGAGGAAGGCGGTGTCTTCAGACAGGCGGAACTGAGCGGTGTTGCCGTTCAGCATAGCCAAGTCTTTGTCCACTTCAGAGCGGGCTTCCAAGATGCCGCAAGCCTCGTCCACTTGTGCAGTGGTCGATTTGCTCGACGGGATACCTTGGTTCAGCGCACGCCAGTAGACAGTGGGCAGACCAGTACGAATCACAACGCGTTCGCCGGTAGGCAGGTTGCCTTCCTTAAACACGCAGTCTTCGAGGATCTCGTTGCTCTGCGAAAGCAGTTCTGCAACGACGGGAACTCGACCGTCCGGGTCGACGCGTTTCGCCCAATCGGCGAGGGTGAGAGAGTTGTTCGACAAAGTAGCCATGATGGACTCCTATTAAGTTTGCTGATTTGAATAAAGCGCGGATGCCAAGTCGTTGAAACCCTTGGGGCCAGATTTCTGACCGCCTCGAGTGCCGCCGACAAAGCGGTCCTCACTGATTGCTTTGCCTGCCCTGTACATCAATCGGATCATCTCCGGGTGATTGCCCAGGCCAGACTCGTTCAACAACTTGCGCAGTTCTGGCGTACCGAACGAGTCGAGTGCCTTCTTCGCCACGACCAGGTTGTCGTTGAGTTTGTCACCCCCGAACTCCTTGTCGGTGCGAGCGGACTCAGCCCACTCGTTGCGCACATTTTCAAGTGCTTGCATCTGACGCTCCAAGATCTTTGGGGCGACTTTGTCGAGCACCTTCTGCGCGGCGTCTTGTGGCAGATCCAATTCCTTGGCGATTTCCGAGAATGATTTCATCACCTCAGGGTCGAACTCTTTGCCCTCAGGGGCTTTGAATTCGTACGCTTCCGGGGCACCTTGTTTGGTGTCACCGGCCTGGTCACCTTCGGCATTGCCAGTGTCCTGGCCATCCTGGCCAGCCTGCTGGTTCTGCGTACCGTCAGCCTGTTGCTGGGATGCCTGTTGCTCGCCACCCGTCGGTTGCGTGCTCGAAGCGTCTTGCGATGCGGGCGTGCCTTCAGTGGTCGTTGCGGCTTGATCCGTCATCAGCGATTCTGTCATTGGATTGCTCCTTTACCATTTGTGGATACAACTCAGGGCAGAGAGCGTGAACCATCGAAAGCATGCGAAGCCCGAAGTTCCTGTTACCTTCTGCGAATGCCATTTGCATCGAGTTGGTATTGAACGACAGACGGAACACGCCCGACTGATCCAGAAGACGCCACACTACACGGCGCCCCCTCTTGCTACCCATGAGCCACTTGAGGTCTGCCTCTTCGTTCTCGCGGGCAATCTTCTCGCGCACTTCCCTTTCGGCTTTGGCGCGTTCTTGCCCTTTGAGATCGATCGGGTCAAATTCTTTGCTCATGGCGCCAATCTACTTACGGCACATCTGGATACGGGTACCGTCATGCCGCAACTTCATTGACGGTCAGGATGATCGACGGGGTTGCAGGTCGTGCAGGCGAGGTCTGGACCCCGGTGTATTCGATGCGAACCTGGGCATTGTCGACATACCACATGACCTGCACATAGTCGCCAGCGGCCAACTCCATCCAGAAGTTCAGCGCCGGGACCACGCGGCCAGCGGCGCCGCCATGGCTTGACGGCACAGTGTATGAGGTGTTGGAGTCAGGAATGTCGACGCCATTCTTGCGGCCCCAGATGTCAAACGAATGGGCCTGGCTGTCGGTGTTGGCCAACTGCACGCTGATCTGCCAGTTGTAGATACCAGCGCGGTCGACATAGATCTTGTTGCCGTCAACGACGCGAATGCCACGCTGGATGGCCGCAGTGTTGAACGACATGGCTGTGGCACCAGCGCCATCGGTCTGGTCGGTGGTGTCATAGAACAGGCCAATGTACGGGGCACGCTGGAAGTAGAACTCGGACCCGTCAGGATCTTTGACGCCGACGATGTCGCCGGTCACTTCGTCATACAGCCAGGGAGCGCCCTGGTACTTTTGGCGTGCTGTCATTTCTTGTCCTTCTTGTCTTTGCCGTACAACTTCTCAGCGGCAGAGTCGCGGAAGTCTTGACGGGTAGGGGCGCCCTTCTCGCCAGGCTTGCGCATGCGTTCACCAGATCCAGCCTCGATGCGTTTGCGCTTGGCGTGGATGTTGGCCCACAGTCCTGGTCCTGGCATGGCTTACCCCTTCTTGTCTTTGTCTTTGGCCGGGTACATCTTCTCGGCCATCTGGGAAAACTCACGGCCCACCTTCTGGGGCACGCCGACCTTTTTGGCGAACTCCTTGTTGTGGGCCACGGCCTGCATGAAGCGGGCCTGTTTCTCAGACTTGGCTGGCATGATTACTCGCCGGAGCCGTAGAGCATGGTCGACGCTTCAGCGTTGCGCTGTTGCTGGTTGCCCTGGATCTCCATGTCGGTGATCTGCAACTCGAGGCCGATGTCTTCGCCTTCGCCTTGCGTCTCGTACGCACGAGTCATCTTCACATAGGCCTTGGCCATGATCATCATCTCGGTGCCGACCTTCGGCAAAGCAGTGATGCCAAGTTTCTCGAGTTCGTCTTTGCCCAGGCTGATGCACAGGCCATACGGGTAGCGCGGCTCGTCGTATTCGATTTCGCCGGGCATCTCTTCGCGCTCGACGGGTTTTTGCATGTTGATCAGTGCCATTTGTCAGTCCTTTCAGGGTGTGTTGTAGCCGGAATACATGTCGATCACATTGGTCAAGGCGCTGGGTTCGACGGTCTTTGCCGCCGCCAGATCCTTGGCAGTTGCCGCTTGCTGTTGCATTGCGGCCATTTGCTCTTTCGCGGCCATGGCCTGGTTGCGCTGATCGCGAAGCATTGCGACCTGGTCACCGGCCACGAGCATGTTGGGATCGACGCCCAGCATGTCGGCGTAGGCATCGACCCACGCGTCGCCGTTGAATTTGTCGAGCACCTCTGGCTTCATGCCTGCGACCACGCCAAGGTTGCCTACGAAGCGGTCAACGCTGTTGGTGCCGATCGCACGCTGTGCCTGGGCCAGCATCGACACGAACTCGACAGACAGTTCCATGCCTTGCAGTTCTGGCGGAGGCGGCAATAGCACACCGGCCTCGACCATGCGAGTGAAGGTCATGTCGATCAGAGGAGACAGCAGTTCGTTGTGCAGGCGCTCGAGCACAGGGCCAAGCATGAGCAGTTTCTCTTCGTGACGCTCGGCCACCTCGGTCGCAGTCATGCGAGTGTCAGTTGCGTTGGCCAGCATCAAGAACAGGTCAGCATAGAACGCGCCACGGATGCGCTCGCGGCAATCCATGATGTCGTTGAGCAGGTACTGCAAATTGAGGTTGACCTCGAACGCAGACTTGATGCCGCCGCTCGGTGAGTTCGCATCGACGAAGGAGACCCCGCCAGGCAGAGTCTCGACATCGCGGTTCTTCATCGAGGTCGGCACCTGGAGCGGTGGTCGCACCTGGTAGTCGATGGCCTGGGCCTTGCGCAGTTGCTCGTGCTGGAGTTGCTTGACATCGCCGAGCGCCTCCATGCCTGGGCTGTTGCCGTAGATGTCGCCGCCAGTGGTTTGCCAGCGAGGCGCCACAGCAGGGAACATCTTGAAGCCAGACTCGCGCAGGAACTTGTCGTTGTCGCCGCCCACCTCGAAGTGGTATGACGCAAACGGCATGTTGAGGTTGTCGCGCTTGCGAGTATCACGCAATGCACGCGGCTCGATCGCATGGATGATGGGCACCCACTGGTCGAACGATCCACGGTCGTACATGTTGCGCACAGTGGTCGAGCAGTTCTCGCGCCCAAACTCTTGCACCACCTCGGCCACAGTCTTTTCGTATTCGCGATAGACAGTGTCGACCTGGCCCTGGTAGTTGGTGGCGATGCAATACTCTCCGCAGGTCAGGGTGTAGTGGTGAATTACATTGTTGAAGTCTGGCAACACGATCGACACATCAGTGCCGAATGCGCCGAGTTCTTCGTAGATCGAGTGCAGTGCGCGGTAAGTGTTGGACCGCTGGAAGACCATCTGCATGCGGCGCGTCGTATCGTCGAGCCACACTTTGACAGGCTGGTACTTGTTGAGTTCAGGATCTGCCGTTGCAAGGCGGAACCATGGGCGTGCAGGCGAAGTGGCACCAGCCATCATGCCAGCGCCAAGCACGCGCAGTGCGCGGGTGCCGGTGTTGTCGTAGATGTTGTTGTGCCTGCGCCAGCCCTTGTCGCGGTCCTGGACGAAGTAGCGACCATTGCGCGGTAGCAAGTAGGTCGTGATCTCTTGCCAGTGCGCCCACCAGGATGCACGCTCAGACTTGAGTTGGCCCCAGCGCGTGAACAGTTTGTCCCGCGTCGGGGCGTTGGGATACGACTGTGCGTCGCTGGGGAATTGACTCATGGTTTAACCGCCGAGAAGAGTGTTTCTGCCGAGTGCCAACTGTTGAGGGTCTACACCCTGCGGGCCAGTCAGCATCGTGCCGCCTGCGCCGCCGCCTGCCGCCGCCTGGGTATCAGCCAGGATGGCCTGCGTGTCGGGACGCTTTTGGTTGGCACGGTTGATGTTCTGTTGAGCCGTGGCCTGCTGTTGCGTGGCCATCTCGACCTGCTGTTGTTGCACGACCTTCTGTTGCTCGAGTCCAGCCTTCTGGATCTTTTGCGCCTCCTGGCCTTGCTTGTACTGCGCGGTCGTTGCCGCCGCTACAGCACCAGCACCTGCGGCCACAAGGGCCGTTGCTCCGAGGGCCGACGCGCCACCTGCCGCCGCCGCTCCAATTACTGCCGCTACACCCATGATGATCTCCTTTCAGATCTGAATACTGAAGATGATGTCCTGCACACCGTAACCGAGTCGAGGCATCATCTTCTCCAGCGGCGTGCCAGTCTTGGCATGCCACAGCATCAGACGGGCGCCGCGCTCTTTTGCGGCCTGTTCCGTCTCGCGGATCAGTCGCAGTCCAAGTCGGCCACACCTCTTGTCTTCAGTCACGAAGAGCAAGTCGTTGCTACATGTTATGAGGTCGGCGTAATGCGGATGGTTGGTCACGACATTCACCGAGTACCCCACGATCCTGTCACCTTCGAACGCACCGAGGATCAACAGCATGCCGTTGGCCTCCAGGGTTCGGTACTTCTGCTCGTCGGGCTTGAGCACCATCACCTGCTTGTTTAGGGCGATCTCTTCCCAGTGCTCAGAGAACAACGCGCCAGCATTGGCCAGCATCTCGTCGACATTAGAAAGTCGTATTTCAGTCATGGGTTCCCCACTATTGACGCCACAGTAGTGGCTTGATTATCGGATACGGGTACCTGGCGCATCGGGAACAGCGGTGTGACCGCGTCGATGATGATGTGAATGCGGTCGGTATCGCCGTCGTTTCGTGCTGAGTGCGTGACCTTGTGGTCGAACCACCATGCCTCGCCAGGCGCAAAGTGCTGAGTGTTTGGCCCAGCCGTCAGCGTCGCCTTCTCTGTGCCTGTCACTGCCACATGGAATCGGGCGTAGTGGTCGGCATAGGTTCCTTCATCGATGTGCGGCGTGACAACGCCACCAGGTTTCAGTTTGACAATAAGCACACGGCCCAACTTCTCGACCTTAAGCACATCTTTCAACAATGGGCGCAGGGCTGGCACCAGCACATCACCCAGCGTGTCCATCACCGGGTAGTCGTATGCGCCGATGTCGAACATGTAGTACCAGGGCGTGAACTTGTACGGTCCACGCGGGTAGATGCATTCGGTGTCCGCGTGCGCTGTGCCTGTGTACTCCTGGCGTGCCGTGATCTCACCCCATAGATGTGGATTCTCGTTCAGCCTGGCCAGTAGTGGCCCGACATCCAGGCCAGTAGCCAGTCGTTCAAATGTTCGCATAGGGGTCATGGTCCTTGCTTCGCTTGTAGCCGCCCAGTTCGTGCATGATCGATCGCTTTGGCGTGTCCATCAGTGCCAGGCAATAGGCCGACGCATAGTCAGGTGAGCGCCCGATCTTCTCGAGTATCTCTTCCCGGCTGGCCACGGCCACGGTCTGTCCCACCAGTTTCCAGGTCGGTGCACACAAGTCGGCCAATAGCCGTTGATCTGGCGGCAACGCAATGCCGGTGTTGTTGGCTGGATCGAGCGCCTCACGCATGCGCCACCACAGTTCGGACCGCTGGTTCTTGAAGCGCAGGCGCCCGCTCTTGTCCATGCCCAGGGCTGACTCGGCCACATTGACGCCCAGCACCTGCTGGCCCATCTCGTTCAAGAAGTCGTAAGGGCTGGAGCCGACACCGATCACATCGATGTGGATTGGCGCCCGGTCGCGCACCGCGGACACCACCAGGCCTGCAATCGTTGGGCCGTCCGGCGTCTGCGTGCCAGGGTAGGCCAGTGGCTCATCAAACCACATGCCATGGCGTCTGGCCAGGATCGTGTGGTCTTTCCCGCCGCGGGCCACATCGACGCCCAGGCTGTCCATCGGCAGAAGTTTGTCAGGACGCTTCCAGCGGGCCATAGAGGCCTCGACCCAGGCCGTGGGTATGACTTGCCATGGATCGTCCTCCATGCCTGCCTGGAAGTCGCCATAGAGCATTTGTGAGCGCAGTGGCTCGGGTAGTGATTGCAGTTGTGCCATGTAGCCGGTCCCCATGAGGTAAGGGTTATCACTAATGCGTGACGGAATGAAGGTCCGGGACAGTGGCTTGATCTTTTCCCCGTTGTGCTCGAACTCCTCGCCAGACTCGACCTCGACATCTTTGCCGTCGACGGTTGCAAACCATCGCAACTCGCCAGCCTCTGCCGGGTTCGGGTGTTTCTTGTCCAGCCATGGCGCAAAGAACTGGGTGATCCAGCGGCCCTCGGCTGTGGTTGGTGGGTTGAATGTCAGCAAAGCCTGGCACTTCTGGCCAGGCACCGTGGTACGCAACCAGCCCAACAGGAAGCGCACGGCAGACTCGCGCATGTTCGCGGCCTCGTCAAATACCAGCAGGTCATGCGGTCGGCCCTGGTACTTCTTCTCGTCGTCCGGGTTTGGGAACGATCCGAACTCGAGTTGGATCTGCACGCCGTCGGCCCGCCTGGTGCGCCAGATGTTGTCCTTGCCGTTGTAGCCATTGCGGCCATTGAGCAGTTCGGTGATGCGGTCCAGCACGCCGGTCAACTCGGTGCCGTTCAATCGGAAGATGCCCACCTTGCGATGTTGTGTCAGGGCTTTGCCGCAGGCCAGGTCGGTCTTGCCGCCACCCGCGGCGCCCCCGTAGCCAATGATGTCGGCCTCGCTTTCGAAGGCCATGCTTTGTGGCCCAGGCAATGGGCGCCAGATCGTCTTGTCGCTGGTCAGCAGGGAATCAAGTTCTGCCCTTTCCTCGTCGGTCAGGTAGGCCAGCAGGCCTGGGTCAAACGCCTCCACCATTCTTGGCCTTTCGCGCCTGGGCTGTGGCCAGGATCGCTTGCAGTTTGGCCGCACGCTGGGTGTCGTCCAGCGGCTCCATCAGCGGGTTGTCAGGATCGCCAGCCAGGGTCGTGCGGTCGCCGTACTTCTTGGGGTTCCACTTGGCCAGCAACTTGAGCCGGTACTCGGCGCGGTTGCGTAGCCAGGCCACATGGGCGCTGTCGTACTTTGGATTGTCCCCGCCAGTCATCACCGGCTCGGTGTCGATGATCTCAAGCGCATCGTCGGCAATGCAGTCATGGCCGATCTCACGCGCCTCCGCGAAGCGTTGAGCAAACTCCTTGTCTTTCGCCAGCCAAAGGTACACGGTCGAGTAGTGGATGCCGTTGTCCCGGCACCATTGACGCAGGGTTTGACCGGTCGTGATCCACTCACAGATCGCGTCGATCTTGTCCTGAGGCACTGGCTCTGGTGGCCTGCCTGGTGGTCGCTTTTCAGTCTTCTTTGTCATCGATGATTTTTTTCCATCTATCCGGTGTTTGTGCTCGTCGCTCGTACTTGCAAATTTTTTTGATGGTGCTGAGTGGGATGTTGAAGATCTTGGCCAACTTGCGGTAGCCCACTTCTTCGTCTTCGTGCATGTCTCGAATCTTGTCGATCACATCATCCGGGAGGCGGGCATTGTGGTGGGACGCCCCGATTCGGTATCCATGCTCATTGACTGCCACGAAATGCACGCGCCTTTTTCCCTTCATCTCAATCCATCAGGCACCGCTTAACGCTTTGGAGGTTTCTTTCCCTTGTCTTTGCCATAGCCCATGATCATCTCCTCGAGTGTCGTGCGAAATTGCACCGTGATGATTTTGCATCATCATTGAATTTTCCGCAACGATGTCGCCTGTTTTTTCGAGCGCCCAATTTATCTGTTGTGGCTGTATGTTCCATCCCTCTCGCGTTCGATCAAGGATTAGATTTGCTTGTTCTAGTTCGGTCATGCTTTTTCTTTTCGTGGATTGAAGCCATCACGGCTTTAAGTTCGTCGACGGATTTGGCGCCGCGCTTTTTGACACGCTCGTCGAGTTCGTGCCTGCGCTTATTGAGTGGCATCTTCAGCAGGTGTTTCGCCTCACACTCCACCAGCCACTCGCGTGACCACGAGCCAACGACACGCCCATCGTGGAGCGTGACATCGATCTCGTATTTTTCGCGTGGGGTCAATGCTTGTTTTCCTGCGCGGCCATGTGTTTGAAGTAGCCGTCGCATATCTCGATGGCCTCACGCATCACCATGCGCTCAAATGCCTCGTGCATGTTTCGTTCTGCGTTGTCTTCATCGTTCCAGCCAATAGCAAACTGACACACACCAAAGCCCTCGGGCTGGCAAAAGAATCTCAACTCAGGCGCACCCTCGTCGCTTTGTTTTTTCATGATTACGATCTGGCCATAGCGGGCCACATCAAAGACTCGTGCAAATTTCATGTTGAAAATACCTTTCTACATTTGCGGCAGTGTTTGACGCCGCGTTCCCATTTGAATCGTGCTGTGCAATGACAGCAGATCCGCCATCTGATTTTGTTCATCGCGACAACCACCACATCCATACCGTGATTACAACGAATGCAACAGCGGCGCCCAATGTGAGCAAACCAACTGTGGCCAAAAAACTGTAAACCATTTCCATGATTACCTCACGCACATTAGATTGATTGTTCGATACACCACACCGTCGTGCCACTTCTTGTCTGACTCGATGTCATACAGTTCGATGATGTGCTCTGCCTCTGCAAACTTCACGCGTTCATTGCGAATGCAAAACACATAGATCAATGGCGCCTTTTGTGATGAGTACGCATCGATCAATTGCGGCAATAGCATCCGCTCTTTTTCTTTGATGTTTGGCGTGCCTTTGACATTGACAACGAAGGTGCGGTCATCGCGCTGGATCACATAGTCTGGCATGTTGCGAAGCACTGGGTTCAGGTTGTAGAACGCACCAACATTGGCGAACTTCTCATCGAATCCCAGGCGCGTGCAGTTCCACGAATTGCGTGCGCACCATTGCTCGAACAGTTCCTCGCCGATGTTGACGCCAACACTTTGCCTGCCCTGGTAGTCCTGGCCTGCGTTTCCGTAACTCATGCTTTGCCTCTTGCTAGGATGGCCTCGGCGCCCATTCGCAAAGCCTGCTTGTACGGGTTTCCAGCGTCATTATTCGCAATGCCAAGCACAACCTTCGCACACGCCTCACGCTCTGCCAGCACTGCGGCTTCGATCGCTTCTTGGCTGGCCTCAATGATTGCGGCGTCGTGCTTGAGCAAAATAAGTTTGATCATCTTGAGCGCATTGGCGCCCAGATGTTCGGCGGCTTTGTCGATGTTGCTCATGTGTTCTCCTTTTTGATTTGATAGTCCTTAAACACGGTTCCCTTGCTTGCATCACCCTTCCAGCACTCGCTTACCCAACCACGCTTACCCGATTTGTATGTGCGCCAGTGCCCTCTTGATTGATGTCTGCGTGGGCTTGCGTGAGTGCCACCTTGCGGATCGTTCTTTGGCTTTGGTGGCTCAATGACGACTGTGTGCCAGTCGTATGTCGGTTGCTTACCTTCTTTGATTTTTCTGCNNTTTTTATGGTTGGCACATAAGCAATGGTTTCGGTTTGCAATAACAGTAAAAAATCTTCGACATGTTGCAACACACTTTTCCACTCGCTGTTTGTTGTTGGGTGCTCTCCATTGGGCGTTGAGATTTCCAAACCCTTATCAGTCAACACCACTTTGCAAGGCTCAATGGCGTTTTGCCACGCATTACCTGCGCCGACCACAAAACCAGTTACATACAAGGACTCTGCGTCAGGTGCGTGTAAGTGCAAAACCAGCGCAGTGCCATTGCTTTGTTGACCGACAACATTGACCTTTTGGTAGGGCAATCGAAACATATCAACATCAGGCACATGACCTTCAGGACGAGTGGACAGGTCGCCCATATCAAACCATTGAGCCAGTTCTGGGTCAGGCGTTAACCTAACCATTCGAGTGATAAGCGGCGTCATGTTAAACACCATTCGTATTTATCCATAGTC